TCCATGTCGCGCTTCATCGCCGCGCGCTCCTCTTCGATGCGGCTGCGCTCGATGCCTTCCTCGCGCATCTGCTCGATCTGGATGTCGTGCTTGCGCTGCATGAAGGCCAGCTCCTCGTCGTGCCGGCGCTGCAACGCATCCGCTTCCATGCCGGCGCGCTCGCGGGCCAGCTCGTCCTGGCGGGCGCGCTCCTCGATCTCGAGCGCGGCCTTGCGGTCGGCCTCGTCACGACGCCGTGCCATCTCCGCGTCATGCGCGGCCTGCTTACGCTGCTGCTCACCTTGCGCGGCCTGCTCGGCGATCGCGGCCTTCTGCTTCGCCTCCACGACCTCTGGCGGTTCGGGCGGCGGGAAGCGCTGCTGCTCGTCCTCGAAGGTCTGCACGGCTTGTGCGATGCGCGCGGAGAGCTGCGCCTCGACCTCGGGCGGCAGTTCCGGCTGCTCGTCATCATCCGCGGCGTGCTGCGGCATCGGCAGCGCCATCCCGAGCCGCTCCTGCACCTTGATGCGATACGCCCAGGCCAGGTGCTCTGCGATGTGCGCCTGGTGCACCGGCATCAGCATCTGCTGCAACTCTTCGGGCAGCGTGCCGAACCAGTTCGCATGCACCTCGATGTGCGCGGCATGGTCCTGCTCCGGGAAGGCATGCGCCGGCTGGCCCATCATCATCGCCATGCCCTCGGACACCGGGTCCTGGCGCTGGCGCACCTTCGGATCCTTCAGGAACCGATCCGGGTTCGGCACCCGCAGCGATTCGAGCATGTAGCGATGCGTCGCCACCCGGTCGTAAATCTCCGGCGCGCTGTCGGAGAGCTGCAGCACGGTCTGTGCCTGCACGATGCGGTGGGTGCCGGTGACCGTGTTCGGATCGGATACCGGGATGACGTCGATGCGGCGATCGAAATCCGAGCGCAGCACCTCGCGCGGCACCCCCCCCATCTCGTAGGGGTAGGCATCACGTGGCAGGTATTCGCCGACCAACTCGCCGACCAGCCGGTACTCCTGCGCGTTCGCCTCGTGCATCCGCTTGTGGATGCCGCTGTAGACCCGCGAGCCCTGCTCGATCAGCGCCAGCGTGGTGCCGACCGGCATGTTGGCCTTGAACTCGCCGACCATCGCCTCGGTGGTGGACAGCAACCGCTGCCCCTTCTCGTCGAGCACGCCGAGCAGCGTCAGCAGCACCTCGCTGGGCTCGCCGTACTTGTGGGGATGGAAGCCCTTGGCGATGTCCTCGGCCGGCGCTTCGACCTCGATCCACTCCCCGGGCGCGGCCGGATTCTTCGCCATGTCGCGGCTGCCGGCCAGGCGCATGTCGCGCGAGCGGAACCCGCCTTGCAGGTTGCTGAACTGTGCCGAGTCCAGCAGCGCCCGCAGCGCGCCGGTCGCGGAGTCGGCCAGGCCGCCGGCGAGGTGGTACAGCCCGAAGCCGTAGAAGCCGAAGCCGGGAAAGAACTTCTTGTGGATGTGCCAGACCCGGCGATGCTGGCGACGATCCTGCTCGCGCCAGTTGCGGCGCACGGCAAGCACTTCCTGCGAGTCATAGTCGATGGTCAGCAGATAGGGCAGCCCGATCTCGCTGAGCTCGCCGGTCCTCGGGTTGATGTCCTCGAAGCCGGGCAGATCGTAGTAGGCGTTGCACTCCAGGATCGTATGACGCTCGTCATCATCATGCGTGGAGGACTGCGTCCGGCCCTCGACGGCATCCATCTCATCATCGAGCTCGGTGCGCCCGAAGCCTTCCTCACGCGGCTGCAACGGCACCTGCATGTAGTAGCCGTCGCGCATCCGGCGCAGCACGTCGCGGTGCTGCATGTAGATGACCTCGGTGTAGCGCGGCGTGGTCAGCAGGCTCGTCGCCGAGTACGGCACCACCAAGTGCGATGGCTCGATCGCCCAGCAGCGGAACTGCCCGTAGTCCGGGTCCCATCCAAACTTCTTGAACATCGAACCGGACAGCGGCAACCGGAACGTCAACCGATCCTCTTCGTCGTAGGCGTCCGGCATCTCGGTCGTGTAGAGGTAGTTCAGGTAATCGGCGACGCGCTGCGACTGTTCCCGGCGTTCCCGATCGGCTTCCCCCACGATCTTGGTCCGCACCGGGCCCTCGGCCGGCCAGACCTCGCCCATGGTGCGGGCGTTGAACTGGATCACGGCCTCGGCCAGCATCGGATGCACGACGGTGGAGGCGCCCTCGAACGCGGCGCCTCCGTCCACATTCGGCGACACCCCCAGCGCCCGCATGCCGCGCTGTTCCCGCTCACGCCACTCCGAGAGCGAGGACAGGTCATCCTCGTACCACTGGCAGACGTCCTGCGCGATCGCGGCCAGCGCCGGCCCGTCCAGGTGCTCGGCGAGGTTCGCGCCGTGTTCGCTCGCCGGCACACCGCTGGCGAAGTGCATCTGCAGGACGCGCAGCTCCTCCTCGGTGAGCAGATCCTCGTCGCCGCCCTCGATCAGGCGCTCGATGGTCGCGAACTGTTCCGGATCGATGCCGACATCATCGTCGTCATCGAACAACTGCTGCGGGACTGCTGCCATTTACCGATTACCCATACGCCGGGGAGCGCTTGGCGGTGCTGTGATTGCCGCGGACATCGCTTTCCAAACCCTCCTCGTCTTCGAGCCGCAAGATGAAGCGGCGGTGATACCAGAGCAGTGCCTGGGTCATGGTGTCGGTCCAGTCGCTGGACTCGCCCTTGGGAAACATGGCGACGTCATCGATCAGCGCCTCGGCCCATTTGCGGTCCGGGTAGTAGACGAAGCCTGATTCGAGCATCGGCTGCGCGGCGTAGGCCCGCGCGAGCTTGCTCTTGTCCGGCGAGTAGGGATGCACCGGGATCCCGGCGCGGCGCATGTCCTGGATCAGCGAATTACCGCTGGCCTTCTTCTCGATCAGGACCAGATCAGGCTTCCAATCCTGGTAGTCCTTCTTCGCCATGCGGCGCAGATCGACGTAGTCGATGCGGTCCCGCCATGCCTCGAGCAGCAGCACACGGTGCAGCCCGGTCTGCTCGTCCCACCAGATCCCCCAGGTCGTGCGCGCCGAGTAGGACAGGTTGTCCATCTCGCGCTCTTCGTAGGCGGTGTCGTAGGACTGCATGACGAACTCGCACGTCGGCAGCGGCTTGCCCTCGGGCCATTTGCGCCACCACTGCTTCTTCAGCACACCGCCGCCGGCCGGGGCCGGGCGCTGCTGGAGCTGACCCGATGCGCCGTACTCGCCCAAGCGCGCCTTGTGCGCCTTCACGACATCGGCGCTGAAGCGCGACGGCCACAGCAGCTCGCCGATCTTCTTGCGCGGATCGGCGCCGCGCGGACCGACCACGGAGACGTAGCGCGGGCCCTCGTATTCCATCGGGAGGACGAGGTGTTCCCAGCCTTCGGAGCTATCGAGTAGGTGCCCGCACAGATCCTTCTGATGCAGGCGCTGCATCACGATCAGGATGGCGCCAGTTGCCGGGTCGTTCAGGCGCGTCGACCAACGCTGGTCGTAGCGGTCCAGATCGTGCAGGCGCTCGACATCGGACTGCGCCTTCTCAGCGTCGTGGGCGTCGTCAATGACGACGGTGTCACCGCCCTCGCCGACGCCACCAGCAGAAAAGCCCATCGCCAGCCGGTAGCCGCCCGCCTTGTTGGCGTACCTATCCGACCGATTCGTGTCATCGGAGGGCACAACCATGTGCCCCCACAGGTCCTGAAAGAACTCCGAGCGGATGATGTTGCGGCTCTTCACCGAGTCGCGGGTGGCCAGATCATCGCGATGCGAGAGCGTCAGGAACTGGTGCGACGGATCGGTCGTCCACACCCATGCCGGGAAGCACACCGTGCACGTCGTCGACTTCATGCAGCGGTAGGGGATGTTGATCACCAGACGGGTGATCTGGCGTCGCCGCAGTGCCAGCAGGTACTCGCCCATGGCGTCGAGGTGCCAGTTCCAGTCCAGGCGCTTGTTGCCCTCGATGATCGGCCATGCCGCCTTCACGAAGGCGGAGAAGTCAGTCTCCAGCGTCTCCCGGGTCAATGCCTCGAGGTGCAGCCGCCTCAGCATCGCCATCTGCTGGCCCGGGGTCAGCACCGCGAGCTTCGGCCGCAATAGGTCCACAGAGGAGGGTGAGCTGTTCGTCGACGATGTACTCATGCTCTCCATCGATCGTGGTGCCCTGCTCGGTCAGCGCGTCGCGCACGGCCTCGCGCATCAGGGCGCGGATGTCGGCGCTGGACAGGCGCCGGAACTCGTCGATGCCGCCGCTGCGGATATCGATGTGTTTCGGGATGAGGCTGCCGGCGAGACGGCAGTAGCCGGCCGGGTCGTCGGTGTAGAACCGATGGATGGCCTGCCGGCCGTAGGTCGCCCAGTGGTTGTGGAAGTCGCGCAGGAACCGCGCCGAGAGCCGCTCGCGGTTGGTGGTGGTTGCCTGCCCACCGTTGGGCTTGAGGTTGCTCGTGCTGTCCTGGCGCGCCTGTGCGGTGAACGTGCCGGGGTGCAGGGGGTGCTGCCTGGAGTGATGTTGCGGCAGCGCCTTGGTCATCTGACGCTACTCACGCCGGTCTCAGCGCCCGCACTCGACCACGATGGAGCGGCCGCGACTCTCCAGGCGGGCATTGATCTCGCGCCGGGTCATCGCGCGCACCTCGGGTGCGGTGTTGTCGCAGTAGGCGTTGACCGCATCCGCCAGACGGTCCGTGCTCTGGTTGAGCGCCTGGCAGCCGGCGAGCAGCGCGATGCCGGCGATGATGATGATCTTGTGCATACGCTTCTCCTTCGTCGTTACAACTTCGCTTTCACTGGTCACACCATGGCTGGATCTGCGCCTCCAGAATC